GAACCTGTCCCTGCTTTAACCGAGCAATCTCGGCTGCTTGCTGTCTAAGTTGGGCAATTCTCATTGCCTCACGCTCCATGTCCTGTGGGGAATTAAAATTACTTAATGCCCTAAAGTCCTCTAGCATTTGCTTATTTGCCAAACTATGCTTCTCTAAGAAATGCAAAGCCGCCTCTCTTCTCCCCTCAACATTACGTATCAGGTTTAATGATTGACCTTGTTGGTCTCGTAATTGTTTCTGTGATGTAACGTGTTGTTTAGCTATCTCTCTAGCACTTTGAGGGTCGGAACCTTGTTGTTGTGCCCTACGTTCTATAGCTTGAGCTTGTCTATAAACCTGTTGCTCCCATTCTTTTTGAGCATTAACCTGCCTCATGTTGTTTAACTCATTTAGCTGAGACTGAACATCAGGAGTTTGCTCTGTGGGCTGTGTTGGTTGCTCTATAGCAATTGCCCCTTCTTGCAAAGGCACTTCCCCTTGCACAGGAGGTGCGGCTTGCCCTTCAGTAGGAGCTACAGGTACTTCTGTATCTTCCACAGGAGCATCTTGCGTAGGTTCCTCGATCGGAGCCTCGGCCTGAACTTCTTGTACGATTTCTTCTGTTTGTGATTCTGTTGGCATTACCATAATAAATTCCTTTCTATATAATTCCTGAATTAACATTAAGCCTGATAAAAGTTCCTGTATGCTTGTCCATACTTAACCTCCTTCTTTAAAAGGTCGTGAAGAAAACCTAGCATTTTTTCTTCAGACAACGCCTTGTTTCTGTTTTTCATCATCACCGAATCTACCAATGTACCATAATTAGTTAATGCTTTTTTAGATTTATTTGATGATACCACACGCAACATAGCGTCTATTTTAGGGTTGCTCTTTCTAAATATTTCTTTTTGCTCTGTGCCTGCATTTGAAACAAGTTTTAATATAGGGTTTCGTACCTCTAAGTCTTTTCTGTCTTGACCACTTTGTTGTTTCCACCTTGAATACAACGTCACTAATTCTTCTCGTATTTTTGTAGAGATATTTGCTTTGTCAAGATAATTGTAAAAAATATCTCTTTCAATATCGTAATATCCAGAATCTTTTATAGAATCCGTCATTCCCATTAAGGCTTTCTTAATTGGAGGGGCGTCTTTCTTAGATTTTGTTTCTGCCCTAAATAAATATGAAGCTATATCCGAATCATTTAAAGACGGATATCTTGCTTTCATTTCATCTGCCCATTGTACCAATTTCACTTCTCGCTTCTCCCAGTTTATATCTCCGTCTGGCATAACGATCCCATCATCTTCGTCCCACAACTTGTCATAGTAAGTAGCCTGTGCAAAATCATAAATGTCAGCATCGGCACTAGATATTTTACCCAATGAAGATTCTCTACCAAACTTAAAGAGTTCATTTATTTCTTTAAACTCTCCAACAATAGGGTCTGTAAGAGCCCTTCTTCTTTTAGCAAAAGAAGCACTTAGATTTCGAGTTTTCTTGTGAAACGTAGCAATGTCTTGCATTTGCCCAGAGCTTACTTTTTCACCAGTTATTGGATTCTCGTACATAGTTCCTGATTTAAATGCTTCTTCTAATTTTTCTAACTCTACTAGTTCTTGTTCCAATAAACTATCTCGTTTAATTTGATAAAAAGAATAATCATCTCTACTGTTTTCAAGTCTTTGTTTTGTTTTTTCTTGCATGGTTCCCCATTCGTCAGGTGAAAAAAATTCTGAGAACCTACCTTCTTCCTGCATACGATGAATGTTTTTCTGGTAGTCTTTAGCCAACTCAGTAAAGTCTGGAGTTTTTTCTCCAGTTAATACTGATTTAATACCAGCTCCAATATTTAGCTTCCCGTCATGCCACAACCCACTACCATGCTGTGCTAAAAAGATTCCCAATTGTTTTTCATTCATATCAAATGCTTCTTGCAATCTAATATCGCTTGGGCCCAGCTCTAATATTCCAGCTTCAGCTTCATCCATTGCTTCGTTTAATGTTTCATAAGAACTTTTAACACCAAACATTTGTCCCACAAATTGAGCACCTGCTGTTGCTACGTCTTGAGTTCCTTCTGTAATTTCTCCAGAAGCTATATCAGTTATCCCCTCAACAGTTCTTTCACGAATACTAGGTTTGCCTGCTTCGCCAAAAAACACTTCATCCCATGCGAAAGGAACTAATCCGTCTAATAATGTTTTTGCAACTTCCCCCATTGCCCCAGGACTCTCAAGCCAATATTCTTCAGATATTTCCCCTGTCTTTTCATCTTTTTTAATTACCGATGTTGTTCTTTGCCCTATCGCATTTTCTCCAGTCATAAGGTCTATGACTTTAGTTATAAGAGGACCACTTAAAGCACCCCTGAGATCGCCTGCTATTTGACCTGCGCTTAATCCTTGTTGTTTTATATTAATAGGAACAATAAATGGAAGCGATGCTAGTCGAAGTATCGTGTCATACGGACCAAGGAATGAAATATCCAAGTCCCCTATGTGGGTACGCATAAAGTTAGGATTGAAATAAACTTCTCCTGTAGATTCATTTTGTTTTAAAGGTTGGAAGTCTGTTTCTTCTCCAAGCATTGAGTTAATACCTACTGTAAGAAAAGTGTGCATACCTACCAAGGTACTCATATATCTTCTTGCAACTTGTTGTTGCAAATTGGCTTCATCGCCTTTAGCCAACCCAACCCCTGCGTTAACCAGTGTGTCTAGTCTTGCTTTAAAAAACCTAGGAGCAAATATTAAAAATTGTCCTACGTTCCCACTAAAAGCACCAACACCAACTCTTGCACCAACACCTGTTAGTTTGTTAATTGACGCAGCTATCTGTGCCGCATCTCCACTATCAATAAGTTGTTGTGCAGTTTTAAATGCTCCATCAGAATTTTTTTCAAGCATACGCAATCCCATTTCATGGTCAAACAGTTGATAACGTATTACGTTACCATAATGAGTAAATGACCTATCAAAATTCTTCAGGAAACTAGGCGTGACACTTTCTAAAAACCCAAATTGTTGGCGATTAATTCCCATGTCTGGAGCATTACCAAGTATTGCTAATCCAACCCTAACAGCTTCATTTGGTGATGCTGTTCCGTTTACTGTTGATGCAAGCGAAGCCCTGCTGAAAAAATCTTGAACAACAACATCTCCATTTCTCCATAATGCGTGCCAAGACTCGCCTACTGCTGTAAGCCCATCTCCGTTAGACAATACTTTCAATTCTTTATCCATGCCTAACGATGTAGCTCTTTCTCTAATATCGTTCATTATAGTAGCCCAACCTTGAATACCAATGGCACTCATGTCTCCAGTAGCACCGTATGTCCGCATCATGTTGTTTATGTTTTCCATAACATTACGTTGTTTATCTGGGTCAAAACGCTTAATATCGTCTACACCTCTAGCAACTACATTTCTAAAAGCAGTTGGGAAGTTATACCCTTGCAAACCTATATCATCTAATGCGTCTTTTGCTTCATCTATTCTATTTCCAAGTGAATTTATATTGTCTAAAGAACGAGGTAGCAATCTTTCTAGTTCATTTTTTTGACTTGGTGTTATCTGTTTACTATTTATAATTTTTCTTATTGAACTACTAACTCCTGTTTTTTCTCCAAAATGATTAAGAAGTCTTTCTTTTTCTTCTATTAATATTGCCCCAGGATTTTTTGCTGCGTCAGGAGTAAGTACAGGTACAACATCAAAACTTTCTATATCATTAACTATTTTGCCAATTGATTTTGCAAGGGACATATTAGGTCTTAAAGTTTTAGTGCTTCTGTCAAAAACACTTCCTTGCCTTGCTATGCTTTTTAAGATTGTAGATATATCAGCATAATTGTTTTCCACACTTTGATAAAAAGATTTACCAAGAAGTTCGTGCACTGTTCCGTATTCAACTCCCAAGTCATTTGCGGCTTGTTGAATTAATGCTTTCTTTTTTAACTCTCCATTCTTTCTTCCCACATATAAAGCTCGGTTATGCAAAGCAATTTCTGGAGGAGCATTGTGGTATCCGTAATGATTTGCTTCTGCACCAGACGCAAACTTTCTGTGATTGACTTTGTTGCCTTCAAGGAGTTCCCCTCCATACCGGTTATCCAACATAGTTATAACTTGCCTAGGAAAGTTAGCAGCACCTTCTAAATACAAAGCCCCTCGTGCTGTTTTAGCACCTAAAGTTTCACCATAATCTTTAAAGAGCTGAGTTTCAATAATATCTGCTTCGTCTTTAACTTCTTTCATAAGTTCATAGACGTTAATTTTTTCTCCCCTTTTTCTTTTAAGAACACTGACTATTTCTTCTATTCCCTCATCGCCTCTAGTTTCTATAGTCCCTGATATTAATTTTTTTGAATATTTTTCTATTAAAGCATCATCAACAGTTACTTCCAATGCCTCAAGGGCAGTTTTAAACCTTGGTAATCTTTCAATAACTTCTGCAAAATCAGGAAGTAAAGAATTGCTTAAATATACTTTTTCTACAGTATTGTTTCCAGATTCGTCTATTCCTTTACTTATTTGTTCTTGAGATATTTCTGTATTATTTCTACCTCGTGTATTTCTTATTTCACTTACATATCTATCACTAACACGAGTGTTCCCAAGTATTGTTGCTTTTTCTCCTGAACGAGTAACTATGTTATTTTTTGTAAAATAATCTTGATGAAATGCCAAGTCTATAAGAGAACTTTCCTTTCCTATCATCGCTTCTTCCATTTTATTTCCTAGCTCATCAACCCCAATTAAATTTTTTGAACCTAAATTAAACTTAGGTCTTTCAACTTTATTGGGTTTAAGAAGTTCAGGAAATTCATTCCTTATAAAATTTATGGTTGAAGATATTTTAAGCCTATCTAAATAAGATATTCCTTCAACTTGTGTGTTATGAATATCTGCTTGTCTTGCCAACCCTTTAACTGTAGCCTCTCCACTATTTTCTAATTTTATTTCTTCCGCAGTTTTTTGAGGGTTTCCAGTTGCTCTTCTCCACACACTATCAAGAGTAGCTAGTGCTGTATTATATTTACTTTTTACTGCACCTGGTTCTTTTACAACTTCTACAGGCATACCTGTACTAAATATAGAATCTTTATCTAAAAGAATTTTTTCTGGAGTTGCTGCATTTAGTTGAGGTATTCCATATATATTCCCAATCGTAGCATTATAATTGTTTATATAATTAGGGTTCCCTGTATTCATTCTAGTTTGCTCTGTTGCTTTTTTAGCAACATCGGCAGCAGGAAGCCCTTCTTCGGCTCCTTTTTTCATAACTCTTTCATACAAAATATCAGCAGCCCATTTAGCACCACCAAAACCTTTTGCCCCTGCTTTAAAAGTATATTGTATAGGTTTTCCTATCGTGTATTTTAAAGTTGTAGCAACAACATCATCTATACGTTTTGGTATTAATAAAGTTTGCCTAGCTGTTTCCCTAGCTACGTTTTTAGCACCTTGAGCAGCTTTCCCACTCAAACTTTTAGGTGCTTTTTGTGCAGCTTCCCTGGCTCCTTTTCTTCCTAATGTTTTAGCAAGAGTTGCCGCTCCACCTGTGGCTAATACCTCAAGTCCTATTACTCCTGCTTCGAAAGGTATCCCAAGTAGTCCTCTGTGAGTAATATCCATACCCATCATGTTTTTGGTTTCAGCTAACCAAGGATTAATTTCATTTTGTACATTTTGCATTAAGTCGTATTTTTCAGACATTGATGGGTCTTTACCCATGTTCTGGTCTCGAAAATTCTGATATTCATCTTCTACTCTTGCACCTATTTCTGTATCTCTAGAAGGGTCAACCAAGTCTGCAAGAACATTAGTAGTTCCTACAATTCCAGTAGGGTTTACAATATCACTAAGTCCTTCTCTTCCTACATGAGCTAAACCACCTAAAATTCCTTTTTCATTAAATGCCTCTTTACCTTCCATATACCTTTGAATACCTTCGTCACGCAAATATTCACCAGCTTCAAAAACTGTTTTCACAGGAGTGCTTCCAAAAAATCTTGACGCAAGTCCAGGTTGTTCAGGATTATTTTGTTGTTGTAGATTAAGTTCTTTTAATCTTTGTCTTTGTTCTTCAGTAGGCATTAGTAAAAAATAAACCTCGTTCTTGGATTGGTAGATGTTTGTGTTACCCCACGTTCGTATTGTGGTAGTTGACTATACGCCCTAGTAAAAGGATCGTCTTTTAAAAAGTCTTCAAATGTAGCAGCAGGTCTTCCTTCTCTCAAAGATCGACCAACTTCCCCTTGGTATTGATTGTACACATCTCCATATGCTTGTTGTGCGTATCTACTTCTTCTTGCACCAACTTGTGGCATTTGTTGAACATAGTCAAAGTATTGTGCTTGCGGCATTTGTTCTCTGGCCATTTTCCCAATAGCAGGGGATAAAGACCCCCATTGGTTACTGGCTAAATAATCTGTAAATGAATCACCATTTGCCATAATTATATCCCACCCATTTGTGTCTGAGGATTTCTATTAGTTTGCTGTAGGTAATAATTTAAGAAGTTTCCTGCATCTCCTCCGAAAGGATTTTGTGCTTGATAAGCAGCCTGTAATTCTGCAAGTGATGAATTTATTGCTTGTCCAAGGTTTCCTCCATAAAAACCACCGCTACCTCTTCTGGTTGCCAGGGCTTGGGTCAAACCTAATCTATTTTTTGCACCTGCTTCACCTCCATAAGTTTTTTGCAATGAAGACACGCGAGCAAGTTCTGGATCAGTCATGCCCTGCCCAAACGCATTAAGGATTTCCACTGGAGTTCTACCTAGGTAACCAGTTGTTTCTTGGGCTAAATCCCTTATCTGTTGCCCAGTTAGCTGAGGTCCTGTCATAAAGTCAGAAAAACTTCTTCTTTCTCCAGCTCCTCCATATCGTGGGTCCATACCTTCTGCTGTTAAATAATACTGTTGCAACAAAGGATTTTGCATTCCAAAAACAGCGTTACGCAATTGTGAACCTGCTGGGGTTCCTGCAAGAGCGTATTGTCTAAATTGTTGTGATGGGGTATAGGTATCACCTATATCTCTATAATCTTCCTCATTTATTGCAACTGGTCCTTGACCAAATTGTTCTTGATAAGGATTTATATTTACTTGTTCACTTGGCATTGGTGCTATGTTTACGGAACCATCATCGGGTACGGTTGGTCCTATTACGTTCCCACCCATTCCATCTTGCGGCATTGGTGCCAATGGCACATCTACAGTTTCGTCATCTTGAAGAGTATCATAATTATCTAATAATGTTGCTTGCTCTTCTCTTTGTAGTCTTTTTAGTTGGTCGTCTAACTTCCATTCATCCATGTTTTTCGGAATAAATCCTTCTTCACCTGGTTGTCTGTCCCTGTCCTTATTGGCTGTAGGTGGAGCAGGTGTAGGAGTTGGTGTAGGTGTGGTGGGTGCAGTTGCAGTTGGAGGTGTGGAAGGGCCCAAAGGTACAGGATTCCAAGGAGGTGTGGTGGGTGCAGTAGCAGTTGGAGGTGTTGGTGGACCCAAAGGTACAGGATTCCAAGGAGGCGTGGTGGGTGCAGTTGCAGTTGGAGGTGTTGGTGGACCCAAAGGTACAGGATTCCAAGGAATGGCCGTTGGTGCCGGAGTAGGCGTTGGTACAGGAATAGGTGTAGGAGTACTCATTGTACTTCCATCTCCTCCGCCTCTTGTTGAAACCATAGGGAAAGCAGAGTCAAATCCTTGCTGTAACCCTACATAAGTATCAAACGCAGCACCTGTTGTCCCAACATCTGTGCCCAAATTACCAAGCCATTCCCTTACAGCATCTTGGCTTAACTCTCCATTGTCATAATTTGACCTGTCTGAAATATAATTTTGTAAAGAAATAGCACCTTCTTCTGCAAATATATCATCGAGTATTAATCCTATCTGCTCATTTGACTCCATTGATGCCATGTTAGTAGTCAAAGCAGCAATATTTGATGCGGTGTCATTTCTAACGGTACCAGTTTTTGCTAACTGTGCTTCGGCTAATAAGGTTTCCCTATCTAATTCAATTGTATTTTTTTGATTAGTTATTGCATTTGCTGTAGCGGAATAAAGGTTTTTACCAAACAAATACCCTTCAATAGCAGCTTCTTCATCCCCTTCAAATTCACCACCAGTGGGAATTGAAAAACTTGACCCAAATTCCAAATCTTTAGCAAAACTTCGTTGCGGCGGATTTTCTTTTTGGGCTGATAGTTGGAACCTTTCTTCAGGGCTAGTAGTAAAAGTATTTTTTAATGGTTCGTAAACTTTTTTACCAATCCAATTTGCAAAACTATCAAGACCGCTTCCTATAGATTCAGACAAACTATCGAGACCACCTCCTACAGCTCCAGCTATAGTGTCGCCTCCTGTGGACATATGTTGAAATTGCTCTCTCGGGTCAATATTGTTTGCTTTAGATTCAGTTTCTAAATAATTATACGCTTGATTAAATGCTTTATCACCATATAGCATATCAGCGTCTTCTAAAATATCCCCATCTGTTTGAAGATTAAGTCCAACACTAATTCCTGGATATTCATCCATTACTTCTAGTAATTGGTCAACACTTAATCCTGGGCCATAAGGAGTTATCAATGAGGCAACCTCTCGCAAAGATACAGAGTCAAGTCCTCGAGCTTTTTGAATTTGCCATGCTGCCATTTCCACTCGGTCTTTGTTTTGTTGATTTGAAAAATCCTCAAGTCCAAAGTCATCTACAAAATTATCATACACCCCAAACCCACTTCCTGGTTGAAACGGTCCATAAGGCATAGATGCCATGTTTGACAAATCCATATATTTTGATTCTTCTACCATTTAAACGCCCCCTTGTGCACCAGGCCGTGGAGTTCCAGGAGGAACATTTGGACCTGCTTGTGGTGTTGGTGTGGGAGGAGGAACACCCATCATTGCATTAGGCATAACTCTTGGGTCTGCGGTTGGAGGTCCGCCCTCTCCTTCTGGAGGTAGTGGTCCTTGTGGTGGTGCAGCCATTTGTTGTTCTTGCATCATCTGCTGTTGTTGCATCTGTTGTTGCATCATCTGAGAGGCCTGCCTTTTCTGCATTAATACGTTGGATAATTCTCCCACATAAAAATTAACTAAGTCTTCTCTGCCTTGTCTTTCAGATGCTCGAAGCAAAGTCCATAGGGCTGCTTCTGGTAACATCTTCTCGGCCATCTGTTCCTTGATGGAGTCGTCCATCTGATCTGCATCCTGTATTGCCAAGATTCTATCTCTAATTGCTCGATCTGACAAGAGAGGAGTTGGTCCTTCCCTTGCGATCTGTGCCATTGAGTATCTTGTCATGTCGTCTTGTGGTAGTTGTCCGATAAGGTTTACCACTGGTGATCCAGTATTTTTAAGCATATCTGGTTCTATAGTTTCTGTGAAATATGTTCTGTTTCTATCCATGCCTGACAGTTCTAATGATTCAAACGACCCACTTGTATATTGGTCAGATATTAAATTAAATATCATTTCGTATGCTTTCTCTACCCCTCTTAGGTATTTACTGACTACGGTCTCAACACCTTGTCGTAAGGTATTAATAGCAAATCCTGATAGTTGAAACTGGACATCTCCATATACGGAGTAGGGGATACCACCACGTTGCATCTCTCCAGAAACCAAAGACATAAACGCTCCAGTTTCCTTTGCAATTTCTAGTAATCCCAATGGTTCAACATTTTCATTCTGAGATAATGCAATCTCTGAACCTTCGAGATATGGGTCTTCATCAAGAGTCTTAGTACCGTCACGAGACCTGACAATTAATCCTTGTCGTCTTGATCTGGCTGTTAGTTCTAACATTGTGGACATCATAAGATTATGCTTATCGTACAAATCTCTTGTTGCTCCAAAAATACTTTCACCCACATCAGCTATCGTGTCATCCATATTGGTATGAGTCATGGCCACAATGTAGGGATTAGCACCAATTGGTCCTAAGAATACTGGAACCTGATCAGCTCCATGTTTGGTTTGTCGTTTCACTACTCGTACATTTGGGTTTTCTGAATCCCCAGAATGGATAATAATAGTATTCATTTCTTTATCGTAGAAATCATAAACATCAATACCTTCTGCACTGTAGCTAGATTCCCATTCTACTTCTATGCCATACTGTGCAAGTATTTGATCCTTAGTTTTCGGAACTTTGTGGCAAGCCCATTCGAGTCCATCGACTCCAACGCCCCAATATGTGTGCATTGGGTCCCACGGAGTTATATCTACATATGTGGTTCCGTCTTTATGTTTTGCCAATAATGCTCTTCCAGCGTACCAACCTCGTAATGCACTATACCAACCGAGTTGGTTTCTGATATCAGGAAGCATCATTCGGCACAATCGTTCATCTGCTGATTTTAAAATACCAATCATAAACCGTTCTTTCATGTCGTTTTTCTCACGCAAGTCTGGTCCAGCTTGGTCGTGTGGAATACGGACAGTCATTTCTGCTCCAGTAATCCAACCAATAATTTTTTGTGCATAGTTATGTGGTTCATTAGATGTATATGACTGGTATCCTTCACCAGCATCATATGGGTCTAATCTGTATAAAGAATGGTCGTCTTGCATTCTTTGTCTTAATGGTTCGGTTGATGTATAGTGAGCATCCACTAACTTCACTATATCTTCTGGTTTTCTTCTAGCCATTTATGCCCACCTTTTTACGCGAATTGTGCTTTGGTTCTGAACAAATCCATATCCAAATCTATCGACAAGTCCATAAATTAATGCCTTAACACTATGATTATACTTGTCTTCTGGCACTTCGCCAACTATGTTGCCTTCTCTGTCGGTTTTCCACCTGTATGCTTTAGTCTGTCCATCGAATGGATTAGGTGTAGCTCCGAACTCTGATAGTATTCCCAGGCATTTTGGGTGTATAACTACTCGTGCTTCGTGGGTAGCAGGGTCAATCTTAAGCCACGACTTCAATCGTTCAGTGCCTTCGTTGATTTTTATCTTCTGACTGGATAAATATAGCCCAGCTTTGTCTAACCATAGCTCTGCAGGTGCGGCCATTGCCTGATGTTGGTTGCCTGCAATATCAATCACTCCAAATTTTACATCACCCCACCACGGTTTTGCAGTAGCAATATCAATGATTTCGTCAGTAATAAGGGCTTGTTCGTAGATTTCGTCAATAATTTGTATTTGTTCGTTCACAATCTGCACTGCAATTAATGCGTATGCCCCTGCATAACC